CGATCGCATCATTGCCCGAGACTGTCTTGCGTGTGCGTCCTGAGTCCATGACAAGAGCGTCGCGCACAAGTGACACACGCGAAGGACGGACAGTGTTGCCGGACATCTCAAGTGTTCGCTCTAGTTCTTCGTCTGTCATTCCACCGAAGAGCTTGATCGCGTTGTAGATCTTTTGACGCTTGGATCCTGATCGCGGGAATGCGTTCTTTGCAGCGCGGATCGATGTTGGATGTGCTTTCTTTGCTGTGATCACGACATTGCGATTGACAGTGGGCACATATTTAGTGCCACCTAATCCTGTGGTGATTTGGAATAGTTCTGGCTGATGGTCGGACATGTCGGATGCCTTTTCTATGAGTGCGCCTCTAGCGCTTTGATTGCTAAGTCGAGTGTAGTCACATCGTGGAGTGGCATCGGTTCATTTAGCGAAAGCTGGTTCTTCATTGCGCGCAAGCGACGAATGATTGATGCGTGAGGGTTCTTGCTAATCGCCATGATGTCATCCATCAGATTGAAGATTGCCATCGTGTGTGATGCAGACGCGCTTGATTCGAGCACCATCTTTCGAGTCTCTTCGGTGAGTTCACCTTGATTGAATGCCACGCCTTCGCTCACTTTACGCTCCATGGTCCCCAGCCGAAGCCGTAACGCTCCATGCCGTAATTGTAAATTGCTAATCCAGCGAGCAAGTTAGTCTGAGCGTGTAACAGATCTTCTGTGTGGTTGATGATGCCTTGACGCTGTAGCCATTTTGTCCATGATCGATCATTGATCTGCAGCAAGCCGTAGTCCTGTGACTTGTCACGATTGAGTGTCTTGTTGTGTGCGTTAGGTCGGCATCCGCTTTCACGAGCCATGATGGACTCGAGAACGGTTCGCTGATCCGGATCCCAGCCGAGGTTTATTGCAAGAGCTGAGAACTGCTCGCAAGCAGTCGAGTGTGGATCAATGTAGATCGTGGAGCTGGTAGTCGTGGTTGGCTCAATAAGGTATGGCTCAACGCTTATCGGCGCTAGGGCGATAGTCCCAGAAGGCTCTTTAGACGCGCTAGGAGCCCCCGTGAGAGCCGTTATCCCGAATACTGTGCAAAGCACCAGCCCAATCAATTTCTCTGCTAGATAGTTCATTTTTTCTCCAGTGGTATAGGCACGCCCCATGATGAAGCATGCGATCTGAATGCAATCTGTCCTAGTAGGTATTTGCCGGTGTCCGGTTCGGTGAAGATCTGAACGAGGATCTCTTGTCCGTTATCCATGACTCCTGTGTAGACGGAGTAATTGAAGATCTGCGGTTCGCTCATAATCACTTGCCTTTCGTCGGTACTCCGACCCTAGGGCATAGGTCAAGCTTTTGGTGGGATTTCCCCGAAGACCTTTAGAAATGCAGCTTTGACCCAGATCACCGAGTCCGCAGCTTGTGGTGTTATCTCAATGTGGAACCAGTCGCCCGGCACGCCATGAAGTGTTGGCTTGTCATAGACCTTCCACGCATAGCGGTCACATCTCCAAGCTCTGCCGTTCGGACCTACATAGTCGAGAATGCACTGAAGACCAAGATCGTTCGCGTTGGCGACAAGCTTGTCAATGAAGACCAGCGCTTCTTTGCGTGATGCTTTCGGGTTCTTTTCGCTCTTACGGTACGAAAGATCTACAGCTCTCCCCGTGGCATGGACTGACAATGATCCGGGCTTTCCGCGCATGTCGCGCTGACCCCATGATCCGTTGTTCCAAAGCGCGCCATTCGATGCAGCGATGGCTTGCTTGATCCATTCGTTCATGCCGGCTCGAGGAGCTGGTGATGCTCCGTCAGCGTTGCCGATGTAATCCCGAGCGTTCGGGACTCCTGGCTTAGCTTTGGCTACTGCCACGACCAAAGCTCAGATCTTTCGGGTTCACATAACGAATTAGCACGGGCACAAGTGCAGCAAAGGCTGCTTTGACGAAGTCGGCTGGATCTGCGCTGCCGGTTGAATAGACAGCGATGACCGCTGCGATCACCGAGCGACCGTATGACGCGAATAGGGCTTTGTCACTTGCTTTCATCTTCTGCTCCTTTGTCCTTTGGTTTTGATTTTAGTCCGTTGCTGGCAACTAATCCGGACAGCGTGCCAGTCATAAATACTGTGAGCGTGGACAAGAGATCAATGAAAGCAGCGTCATTTGGTGCTTGTTTTCCGATCGGCTGAGTCACGAACATGAGTGCGTACACGAATCCGATGACCGTAATAGCAAAGACCAGCGCCATGAGCGCGCCCACAAACACGATCAGTCGTGCGTGTAGGTCTTCAGGCTTCAGGCGTGTCTTCATAGATCAGGTCTCGAGTGCAGGTTCCGGATGGATTGCAGAGTGGTGGTTCACATTCAGGCTTTTTCCAGTTAGCGGAGTCTTGGCATGGATAACGGTATGAGCCGTTGTATCCACAGCTGGAACATCCCCACATTACAACGGCTATAAGTAGCGCGTAGCCGATGAAGTACCGCCATCGCATTATGCAGGCGGATTGTTTGCGAGTTCCGTCGCTTTTGCCATTGTTGCAGCTTCTGTCGGTTGCAATGCTGGATCATCAAGCCATTCAAGACAGTAGTAGCCGTCGCCGGGTTCGTTATATTTCCAAGTGGTTCCCGGTGCGAGTTCGCGCGTTGCGTTGCCAATCTGTGCGTCAATTTCTGCCTTGGTAGCCATTATGCGATCCTCTGTATCATAATTTGCGAATAGATTTCACTATCACCAAAAGCACAAGACAAACCAAATCCTGATGTTGTTTTTGTTGATTCGCAACGGTGTTGCAATTCAATAGTAGAACTAACGCTAAGAGTAAAAATGGTGACTACTTCGCTTGAGGTTGAGGTTGTTGCTGAAGTGTTTGTGTATTGGTTTTGACCCAAAGCCAAAGTCGTACTAGCTGTTGTGTTTTGTATTCGTGCTTTGTGTGCAATTACAGAGAATGCGGGTGCACTTGCTCTCACCGCAAAAGTTCCTGCAGGTAAAGTGATAACGCTGGAAGCAATAGAACAGCCTGTGATGTTATTGACGACCGTTGTATTCAGTACCCTTTTCGTGTAACTACCGCTTGTGAAAGTTCCACCGTATGTATTGTTTGCTTGGGTTTCATTGAAGATAGCGATGTCTTGAAAATTGTCCACAACATCGTTGAGTTGTTCTGCGGTAAGTACCGCACCTGAAACGAATGCTGACCATTTGGCTGCCATAATGCTCCTAACTTAGTGCGTAAATAGTGTCAAGTGTGGAACTGTCCAGAACGAACAGCTCGTAGACGGTTGTTGGGCTGCAATAGATCGTGGTCTGATGTCCGGATGCGAACTGGATCCGATGCTCTACACCTTCCACGAATGATTCCTGTGCGATGACACTGGTTGTCGTTGGACCGGTCACGATTGTCTTCTCAACGCTGATCGTCTGACCGATGTCGATGGTTGCTACAAGGTCGCGCTCAGCTGTAGAAAGCATCTGGAAGCCTGTGTTCACGCTGGTGAGTGTCGCGGTCGGTTCGCCTTGGATCAGATAGTTAGCAAGTGCCAGAGCTGCAGTGTCATTGTGAACAAGGCTTTCTGTGTAGGCGACAGCTTGGATGAAGTATTTTGCTTGGCTTGCCAGATCATCAACGGTCTCCGGTCCAGTCGCGCCAAGATGGGTAACGCTTGCCCTATTGACAACCTTGTCCGCGCCGAAATTGATGGACACAGAATCGTAGGGAGTATGAGCTGGGTCGTTGTCGCCGAACTCCACAGTCGCTCCGGCAAGCGTGGCTCCTAGCCTTTTTTGGAACACAAACTTGCCCGATCTGTCCACGAACGCGCGACCCTGCTCTGCAGCCATAATGTCGTTGAGATATCCCTGAGCATTAGATCCCGATGGCACTGTGTATGCCGATGCACCGCCAAGCGTGATCGCTGATGTTTCTATTGATTGCTCACCTACGCCTTGGAAAGCGTCTACTTCTGGCAGCGCTAGGAGCTTTGTCACTCGAATGGATGCGATCTCTTCGTCCACATTCCATTCGTCTAGGAACGCTTGCGAAAGAAGATACTGGTCGTCTATTGCTTGAACTGCTACAAGATCGTTGCCGTCCAGATTGAACTGATAGTCGTATGTAACGATGAAGCCTTGAAAGAGTGATTCGGCTGTGCCTAGCGCGTTGTATCGGTAGAAGCGCACGCGACGCATCGGTGCAATGCCGGGCTCATTGTTCGCAGGATCATAGGTTGGACTGTCCGTATTGAACGGATTGAACGCCCCTTCCGCGAGTTGGTCGTTGAGTGTGAAGCTCATAATGCCGGGAACGAATTGGTCTCCGATGTCGCGTCGTCCTCGAGTGATGGATACATCAAGAACACCGTCGGTCACATCAGCAAAATCTGTCGTCGGTCCGAGCTTGTAGGTCGTGTTATCAAGCACGCCTTTCACCGATGAGTCAAGAGTAAAACTGGAACTATCCCAGCCTGTATCAATTTCAAGCAGATACTCGCCAGATTGGATGACGGATGCTGGCATTAGTAGCGACCGCTAATTGGACGGACCGAGATGTCCGCTGGACCGGATGCACGGTTGAAGCTCTTGACAGCATCGATCACGACCTTGCCTGTCTGAGCGTTAGTCAAGACTCCGCCGTTGATGTTCACTGTGTAGTTGTTTCCACCGCGCGCAGCTGCAGCGCCACCCGAAGCCGATGTTGGCGATGCTGGCGCGCCTGTGTCGATGCCTGTCACGGTGCTTGCGAACTTGGCTCCGATGCCTTTGACATCTGCGAGCTTGAGATTCGGGTTCTTGAGAAGCAAATCTGCAGCTTTAATTGCTGACTGTACGCCGGCAAGGTACTGCTCGCCCTGTGTGACTCCAGCTTGATAGAACTTGTCTGCAGCCAAAGTGCCCAAAGCATCTGCCACATAGTTGAGGTCTGTCACCAGCTGGTTGATCCCTGTGGGTCCTGTAATCGCTTCTGAGCCACCCAAAATGAGTTCGTTAGCAATTGCGCCACCAGCCTCTTGACCAGCCTCTAGAACGGCTCTGAGCGCGTCCTCAGACAAGCCCATGGTAAGCAGTTGTTCAACCTTCTTGGAGAATGCTTGCGCGCCTGTTGCCTGCTGGGTTAGCTGAGCGAGGATCGTGGTTCCGGCTTCTTTGGCAGCGTCCGCTGCACCAGAGATTGAGAACTCACCAGTGACCGACTCGGCGACTGTGCCCTTGAAATCGTCATAAGCCTGTTTTGCTTCTTCAAGCTTTTCCTTTGCATTGTCCAGAGCTGTGGTGAATTGATCGTTCAGCTCTTCGCGCGCCTTCTTGATCTTCTCCGCCATCTTGTCCACCGCGCCACCAGCACCACTCGAAGCATCCTTGAGTCCGGTCACGCTTTCGGTTGCCAACTTCCCAGCATCCGACATGCGTTGCATCTGCTGATTCGTGAGCCCTTGCTGAGTAGCAACACCGCCGAGATCATCCTTTAGCCCGTTCATCTGACGCTTGTACAGAGCGAAGGCTGCAATGCCGGCAACGACCACCGCAATGCCGATACCGGTAGCAACTTGGACAGCTGTGAATGATGCAGCGAGCGCATAGTTGATTCCAATGGTGATAACGCTGACGGTCTTCCATGCTGCGAGTGCAATGTTGGTCCCGACAATTGCTGCAGCGATTGCTCCGATAGCGGTCGCGATGCCAAGAATCACTCCTGCGTTCTTTTGTGCCCATACAGCAAAGTTGGTGAACGCGCCAACCATGATCTCAACGACTGGAAGAAGCGCGGTCCCGATTGCTTCTTTGGCTTCGCCGAGCTGGATGGTGAGGTTCTTGAACTTGCCCTGCGCTGTGTTGGCAGCGGTTGATGCAGCGCCACCGAATGTTGAAGCAAGTGACTGCATTACTTCATCAACGGATGCACCGTCTTTGATAAGCGAGTAAAGCTCTGGTGAGAGTTGCTTGATTGCTTTCGTGTTGCCGGCATAAGCCTTGGACACAGCATCTGCTACTTCTTGGACTCCCTTGCCGGTTGCTGCGCTGACATCGAGCACGGTTTTGAGCGCGTCTTGTGCGGATGCCAGATCGCCAGTACCACGGACAAGGCTGGCAAGTGCCGGACGAAGCTCATCGTCGGCGACCGCTGCGCTACGAGACAGCGTGCTAACGAAATCCTCATTGGCTTGGATCTGCTTATCGGTTGCACCAGTCGTTGCTTGAAGCTGGCGCGCAAGTTGGACCTGTGCAGCTTGATCTTCGGCAGCTGCCTTTGCGCTCATGGCGAGCCCAGCTGTCAATCCTGCGAGCGCTGCGGTTGCTGGGATAAATGCTTTCTTTAGAGCGAAGGACGCGCGCTCCGAATTGGTCTCAAGTTTCTTGAACTCCTCAAAAGTTTTCTTGAGTCCGTCACCTTGGAAATCGGTAATGATGGGAATGCGAATAGCCATTACTTGCCCTCACTTCTTGCGATTGCTTCTGCGAGTAGTCGCTCAGTTTTCCAGACGAGACCTTGGATCTCATGCTCGAGGATCGACTCATAGCTCTCAGCGGTTGGATACATGTAGCGCGACGCGCGACCCCAGTTGATGTTCAAGTTCTGGATCAGCGTGTTGTTCCATGTGTACCGGTATTCCTTGCCACCATAAACACGCTTCTGAACTGTTCCGTCTTTGGCTTGGTTTCGTCCAGCCATGTCAAAAATCTGTCCCCATGTTTCGTTTGACTGGAATACGAACGCGCCGAGAGTTTCGTACTGTGCGCCTTTTTCTAGGTTTTTTTTGCGTGCGCGTCGAGTGTCAATTTTGACATTGATCTTCTGATCCACTTTGGATCCGTACCATGGTCCACCGCGTCGCCACTTGCGATACATGCCAGACAGTGGTGGCTCGCCCGGCACGGCAGTTCGTGCAGCTTGGACCATCGGCAAAGTGATGCGCTTGTAGTCGCGCGTAATTTCGCGACGAAGATCTGGGGCGAGTTTGTTTAGTTGTTTGAGGGTCTCTTTGATCCCATAAACCTCTAAGCCTGTTCTCGCCATGTCATCACTTCCTGTTTCTTTCCTCTAACACAGTAGTAACAGTGAGCAGGTCGGCAGTGTCAAACTCTTCCTCGTAAAAGCGCGGAGCCCACGAAAGAGCAACTAGCAATTCTGCTAGGAGCCTTCGGTGAGTTCCGCGTGGGTAGGGTTTTCTATTTCCTCAGCGCTCACTTCTACCGAGTCGAGCTTGGCAATGAACTTGTCAAACTCTCCCGGCACGACGATCTTCGCTTGCTTGCATGCTTCCCACGCTAGGAACGCAAGATCTTCTACGCCGATCCCGTTCGCCATGTCTGACGCTTTGCGCTTGAACCTTCGTTCCCATGCGACGAGTGTGACGAGATTAGTTGTCACTTCGTATGGGTCTTTGCCTGCTTCTGTCACCTTTAGGTGCAGCTTCATTTCTTCTCGCTTTCGTGTCGGACCGGTGCGCGGTCAGTTGTTAGCTTTCGTCAGATGTATAGACACCACCATTGAATGTCACGGAGATAGTTCCGAGAGCACCCAAAGATGTGACCACTGGCAGAGCTGCCAAGAATGTTCCGGTGAATGTCAAGCCGGGGTTCGTTGCTGAATCAGCTCCGACGGTTGGCTTCACGATCACATTGGTGGATGTACCGACAAGGCTCTTGAGTGTTGCCCATGTTTCGGTCGCTGCAAAGCTTGCGTAGAAGTCGAGTGTGACTGAGTGTGATCCGAGTCCCGAGACATACTTGCGTGAGCTGTCTCCGAAAGCAGTTGCTTCGAGCTGGTCGTAGTTGATGTTCACGGTCGCGCCGGTGCACTGATCGCTGAGATCTACTGCATTGACGGTGACGACTGGTGATGAGAGATAAGTGCTAGTTGCCATGATTACTCCTTGGATGCTTTCTTAGGTTTAGTTTTAGCAGGTTTTTCTTCTTCTGTGGTTGATACTTCGGCGCGCACAATAAAGCCACCAGCAAGCAGAGCATCAATGTTGATGCCATCCTTTGGTGTGTACGGATCACCGATCTTGCCT